AGGAAATACTTGTTTTTTGAATTCGTGTATGCAAGTGTTAAATCATACTTATGAATTAACTGAATTATTAACATCGAAAAAATACGAACAATGTCTTAAAAAATCCATACCAGATAGCGTCATAATTGACGAATGGAATAATTTACGTAAAGTATTATGGACTCAAAATGGCGTTGTTTCACCGAACCGATTTGTACATCATGTGCAGCAATTGGCTGCAAAAAAGGACAGGGATTTATTTACCGGTTGGGCTCAAAATGATTTACCTGAGTTCTTGTTGTTCTTAGTCGAGTGTATGCATAATAGCGTTTCACGTGGAGTAAATATGAAAATTTCAGGAAATAGTGAAAACACGACGGATAAAATGGCTATTGAGTGTTATAAAATGTTACAAAAATCTTATTCAAAAGAATATTCGGAATTTATGGAAATGTTTTATGGTATTTATGTTTCCCAATTGACTACCATTAATGAAAACGTAACTCATTCAGCGAATCCAGAAAGTTTTTTTATGTTAGATTTAGAATTACCTAAAAAGAACCCATCGTTATATGATTGTTTAGATGCATTTACGCAATTTGAAATATTAGAGGGTGAAAATGCATGGTACAATGAAAAAACGCGCAAAAAGGAATCCGTCAAGAAACGGATTACATTTTGGAATTTCCCAAAGATTTTAGTCATCACATTGAAGCGATTTACCGGAGACGGAACACGAAAACTTCAAGATTTGGTGAATTTCCCAATCGATGGACTCAATTTATCGAAATACGTGAGTGGGTATAATGCAAAGCAATATATTTATGATTTATATGGTGTATGTAATCATTCTGGTGGTCCAATGGGTGGTCATTACACGTCCTATGTTAAAAATTTGAGTGGTGAGTGGGTTCATTATAACGACACACGTTTAGAAAGACATCAAGTTCCTTCCAAAATTATTTCACCCAAGGCATATTGTTTATTTTATCGAAAACGATAAGCACCTACATCATTCATAAATATATCTATTTCCTATATACTAGTTTTATATAGGAAATATGGTTAATAATTCGACAAATTCACAAAATGTATCTGGTACGATTGCTACACCTAATGTACAAACACCGATTCCACTGACTGGTAAAGATGTAACTATAAACAATGCGACTACTGCATCTTCTATAACTGTAGCATCTTCTTCGACAGATACACCCACAACCCCATCTTCCGTAACATCACCTCCTACATCCGACACCGAAATTACAGATATGTTCAAAGATATATTCACAAACACTACAACAACCATCCTTTTTTGGATTTCGTCAGCATATATTGTATATCGTTTAGGATCAACTATTTTAGCGCCCCGTGCATTAAGTGCAGAAAGTAGCGGACAATTGACTTACAGTCGAACTATCGATTTTATTTTAGCAACATTATTTGTCGTAACTGTAGTGGCTAGTTATTATAAAATGCCCAATAGTGACCAAACAAATATGTTTGGATGGTTTTTAATGTGGTCTTATCAGTTTTTTAATAATCCATGGTCAGTCCTCGAATTGTTTTGGTTCACCGTAATATTCTTTATATTGGTGTATATTCTTCGTGTTCCCATGGCTCCTGACGTGAAACCGGTTCTAGTTGGCTTAGTTGAACACAAAATCTGGATTTTTTATGCATCATTTGCTATCATTTTCTTCTTTAAATATTTATTAAATATACCGATTGTGGATATTGTATTGAACAATAGTGTGGTCCGTTATTTTGAGGATTTAGGGTCCGCACCCGCTACTGCACCTGCGACTTCTACATCATCCGGTTTGGAATCGGATTTGAAGTCTGATTGGAATTCAGTGAAACAAGAGGCTGGTAGTTTATATGGACGCGCTGCTCTCGGTAGTATGGCCGCATGGAATGATGGTGAAATGTACGGAACTGCACCCGCAACTTCTACAACTGAACCTACTCAAACACCTGCACCACCAACCACAGACAAACAGGTATTTAATGTAGGAAATAATATTTATACCTACGAGGAAGCTCAAAAAGTATGCAAGGTATTTGACTCCTCATTAGCATCTTACGATCAAATTGAGAGTGCATATAATGATGGGGGTGAATGGTGTAATTATGGATGGTCTGCTGATCAAATGGCCTTTTTCCCGACACAGAAATCTACATGGAATAAATTACAATATAGCGAACAAACCAAGAACTCTTGTGGGCGACCTGGAATAAATGGTGGTTATTTTTCGAACCCTTATATCCGATTTGGCGCAAATTGTTATGGTGTAAAACCAACACAGCCAAAAGGATGGGAACCATCGTCATCAAACACTTTATTACAAAACGCAAATACAACTCCTCCAGAAAGCGATGAAACTAAAAAATTACGACAACAAGCTGAAATTAATAGTTTTAATACATCAGAATGGTCACGATATTCAAATGGTGTTTTACAAAAGTCAGTAACCACACCTGCTACTTCTGTTACCACACCTGCTACTTCTGTTACCACACCGGCCACTTCTGTTACCACACCTGCTACTTCTGTTACCACACCTGCTACTTCTGTTACCACACCGGCTACTTCTGTTACCACACCTGCTGCCGTGTTAAAATAATAGTATTTTACTCATAAATTCAATGTTTAGATTGAATTTATCATTGTTTGCTTAACCATTTACTTACGGTGTGTGTTTTTTTTTGTATTTTTACGATGTTTTTTTGTTATATTCTTTTCGCATGTATGTTGTTGTTGAACGGCATTCAATAATTCATTGAATTTATCCTCAGGAAACATAGTAGGTTCTTCGTCTTCTTCCACCTCATACAATGGTTCATCATGGGTGGATGAAACTGTTTGTAATAACATAACTGGTATTCCTAAATTATGAAATCGGTTATATCCTGTTACTTTTGCTCCATGTAATTCCATATTGTAATCATCTTTTTTTGAGCACGACATAGTTTCTAAATGCTTCTGTGCTGAATAATTACATTTTCCATCGATACATTGGATATGAATAGGTTTATATTGACTATTCATCTACTATAAGATAAACATAGATAGTTGCACATCAAACACACGCTATTTCGGTGTTTTACCAAGCCATCAAACACACGCTATTTCGGTGTTTTATAAGATCGTTTTATATCTTGGATCGTTTTGATTTCACGTTGATCTTTTAGATAGTCAATCACTAATTCGACTTGTGATGGATCGGTCATTAACGTTGTTAGATGAGTCTCCAAAAAGGTAAAGGTCAATGGTGAATAGTCTTTTTTTTCATAAACCTTTAAATCGCCATCGTGAATACCAATTTTTTTATGCACCATGTTGTTTTTGTCTAAATATTCACATATTTCGGTACTTAGATGTTGCCGTTCTTCACGCATTGTCTTCACTTTTTCATGGACCATTTTCAATTGTGTGTCTAAAATAACCCATCGTTTGACCTTGGTCACAAATGGGTCTTGGACCTGTAACGATTGTTCGGTTGTATTCATTTGTATATGCTATACAAATGAAATTATAATCTATTTTATAATGCGATATCGCCAGTAGTTTTTATTCATTATAGTGACGTTAATTAGTTCCCGCCTCTCATACTGCGACGTTTTCTCATTGATTTTCCTTTGCGACCTTTGTGGTTCTTGCGGCTATACATTTGGTTGGCTGCGACCAAGACAGCTGGGACAGCTATGGCGGTTAAACCAGAACCACCATGTTTCTTTCCGCGTCTCTTCTTGGGGTATTTACCACCAGTCATACCGCATGCGGATTGACCGGTTAATAAGTTGGTAGCATTGTTTGATGGACCGTGCATATCACTGCTTAATTTAGCCATCTGCATATCTGATGTACCAAATGAGAGGGTACCACATCCACTTGTACCAACACAGGACCCACCGTGCATTTTACATGATTTTCCACCGACACGTTTAACACGTCCATGTTGCTTCTTAGCAGTTTTCTGATGATGCTTAGGCATTCTTATATATATTAACCTAGATAATGTCCAACTTGCATTTCAGAAGCTAAATAGAATCCGCCTAAATGATTTAGGACACGTATTAACAATATTAATATGGCTAAAATGATGAATGTGAGAAATACGTGATAAACGCATAAGAACCATAAATAGGGATAGGCTTCATTGTATATCATACTTCCAATGGGTTGAATAATCGCACGAACATCATGACGAGTATCCTCGCTATGTAAAAATTCAATACATCGATCCTTTATCGTTTTCATGTAAATTCAATAAAAAATAAGTTAAATTAAAAGGACAAAAGTGCTTTCAATAATGAACGAGTTATGCGTATAAGCCATAAAACAAAAATGTACAAACAAATTAAGAATTCTATGGATACCAAAATACATAACACATTTGCTCCATTTGACTTTGATAATTTAGCATTAACATCACCCACAGTGCTAACTGGTGGAAATTATTTTATTCGGTATTTGATGAACGATAGACCTCTTTACATTCAACCACCTAAATGTAGGACAAAAGGTGGTGTAATCAAGTCAGGAAAACGTCATTATACGGATTTATTATTTACGAATGAAAATTCGGATTTTATCCAGTGGATGGAAGATTTAGAAACACATACATGCAAATCGATTTATAATAATCGTGAAAAATGGTTCGAGACTGATATGGAGTTATCGGATATTGAAAATTATTTCGCATCCTCATTGAAAATTTATAAGTCTGGTAAGTTTTATTTAACGCGAACCAATATTTCTACTCGTTTAGGAAAAATGGCGTTGAAAATTTACAATGAGGATGAGGAAGAAGTTGAATCCGATATGATTCACGAAAATACCGAAGTTGTAACTATAATTGAAGTACAGGGTATCAAATGTTCCGCCCGGAGTTTTCAAATTGAAATGGAGGTAAAGCAAATGATGACTGTATCGCCAAAAGAGTTGCTGTTTGAAAAATGTCTTTTGGGAAAAAAAAAGACAGATCAAATGAATGAATCGATGAAAAATACATGTTTAGAAGAACCCACTCCTCCTTTAGAAGAACCCACTCCTCCTTTAGAAGAACCCACTCCTCCTTTAGAAGAAACGGAATTATCCCAGGATTTGGAATCGACTATGATTCCTTTAGACGAAACGGAATTATCTCAAGATTTGGAATCAATCGCGCCTTCTTTAGACGAAAATGTAAATATGGAGGACCCTCCAGAACAACCTTTAGAAAACCGTGATCTGGATCATAATGAAATTGAGAAGGAAGAAATTTTAAATTTTAAAAGTTTAGAAGAACCACCTATAGGATTAGATGAAATGGAATTTGATTTAACTTTAGACAAAGTTACGGAAAATGATATAGTTCAAATTAAGCAACGCAATGATGTATATTATGATAAATATCGCGAAGCTAGAAAAAAGGCCAGGATTGCTAGAAAATTAGCACTTGATGCATATTTAGAAGCAAAACATATTAAACAAACGTATATGTTGGATGAAGAAAGTGGGGATAGTGAAGATGAAGCATTTTTCGGGGTTCGGAAAAATGAATATATAGAGAATGGTGTTGGAATTGATATTTAGAGGAATCGCACATAATCTACGTTCTTAAAAATTTTATCCACCGTTTATATAAACGGAAAATGTTCAAGCAATTGACTAACTTTGTGAAGTCCGAAAATGGAAAATGGATTTTTGTTGTAGCCGTTGTTTTACTAGCCATATGGTCATTAATGACTTATTCCAATGGTAAAGGTACTGTATTAGATAATATGTATTCCGCCAAGAAACTCGATGTTAAACCCTCTACTCCTATGAGCACCCACCCCCTTGCTGAGAGTGCCCCATACACTGAGCCAACTACTGTTGATGTCGCACCCACAGGTGCATCCGAATATTCAGCACAAGCAACAAATGATGCTAAGGATTTACTTCCCAAGGACGATAATAGTCAATGGAGTGCATTAAACCCTATTGGTGATCACCAACCCGTTATCCCTGATGTGCTTCAAGCCGGTAACTTGATCGGTTTAGATACCGTTGGTCAAACCTTGAAGAATGCTAATCTTCAACTCCGCTCTGATCCAACTATCCAGAAACAAAACGTTGGTCCATGGAACAACAGTACCTACGAAGCTGATTTAGGACGTGTTCCTCTTGAGCTTGGTTGCGTATAAGTTTAACATATTTTAAGTATAATATTATTTTTCATACTACACATGATATATG